GGAGACCTTAAAGGGTCCCGCATTTGAACCTATTTTCATACGTAACTTTGATGAATTCTCAACTTTTTTTGGAGGAACATCTCCTGAAAAATTTATAAATACACAAATTCCTAAATATGAAGCAGCGTATATTGCAAAATCATATTTACAACAATCTAATCAATTATTTGTAACAAGAGTATTAGGTTTATCAGGATATGATGCAGGACCTTCTTGGTCAATCACAACTAAAGCAAACGTAGATTGTACTACAGTTGATTTCAAATGTTTAAGTTCATCACCGGTTGAATGTGTGAATGTTTGTAATCAATATGATATTTCAGGTTTTTCTATACCATTTACAGCGTGTACTTTTACCGATAATGGTGTAACAACAACAACTGTAGGTATTACAGATACAACTGCAATTCCTTTACCAATTTTAGGTATCTTAAACGAACAATTCGAATTATTTGATGGAAGTACTTCAACAATTAACTCATTCTTAACTAGTCAAATGACTGATGTCGCTGAAACACCAAGTACTTCAGGTAGTTCAGTTTATTACTATGGTAGTATTTCAGGTGACCAATATAACCAATTAGTTGCTTCCGGATATACAGGTTCAACAAACGTTTATGGTGTTGATAGTGTATGTTCTGATTTGAATAACTATTGTGCGGCTCAAAACGACCCTTGGTATTATTCATTATTTGATAATATTGGTGGTGGAGAATATTCAGGTAGTTCATTCTATACGATTGTGACTGATTTTACACAAGAAACAACAACGTCAAATTGTGCAACATTCTACAACTTTAGTGTTAGTGGTATATCGGGTAGTATTAATTACACTACAACTCCATTTACAATTAATGTTGTATTACCATTTGATGAATTTGATGGTACTGATTTAACAACAGTTATTGCTGATTTCAGTGCTTGTACAGATTCTATTATTGTTGAACAAACAGGTGACTTACAAGTTAGTGGTGAAACTCCAAATAATTTCTCAGGTACTTGTTTAACTTACATATTACAATCAGAAGATACTACAGTAACAACTGAATGGACTGTTTGTGTAACAATTCAAAATCAATGTGACCCAATTGTAAGTGGTGATACTGGTAGTGGTAATATAGGTGGAATCCAAACTTGTTATTCAGGTAACTTAACAGGTATTTTATACATTTATGATGGTATGGCATATACTGATTATGATGATTTAGTAATTGCAACATTCCGTTCAAGAGGTATCTCTAATTATTCTGCAACACAATCAGGACCATTATATGAAGTTAACTTAACAGGTTTAACTATGGATTGTTCAGGTTCTTATTCAGCAGTAACTAAAAACCCATTTGCTCAATTTGGGATTGATATTGTTGATAAGGATGGAAATAACTATTTCTTTGAAACATCATTCTTAAGCTCAGACGCTCAGTATATTTCAAAAGTATTTGGAAACAGTAACTTCTCTAAACCAAGAACAGTTGTTCCTATATTCGTTGAGGAAAATTATCCGGCGTTATTACAATACGCTTACCGAAAAGGTTATATTAGAGGTTTAAGTTGTTCAACAATCAATTTACCACAAGCAAGAGATTTTAGTGGTACTTCATCAATTGCTTGGTATTTAGAACAATATCAAGCACCTTCATCTCCTTGGGTTGTTTCTGAATTAAGAGGTAATAAAGTATTTAACTTATTCAAATTTGTTACAATTGCGGATGGTGATTCAGCAAATACTTTAGTTAAAATATCTATGGCAAATATGTCATTTAACAATGGTACGTTTGATGTATTGGTTAGAGATTTCTTTGATACTGATGCTAATCCTGTAGTTATTGAGAAATTTACAAGCTGTAGTATGAATCCTAATGATAATTCATTTATAGCTAAGAAAATTGGTACTGTTGATGGTGAGTATGAATTAAATTCTAAATACGTTATGATTGAAATTAATGAGGATGCACCGGTAGATGCGTTACCTTGTGGTTTCTTAGGGTATAACAACAGAGAGTACTCAGGTGTTAAATCTCCATTCCCATTAATTAAATCTTACTACAATTACCCTGGTGAAGTTATTTATAATCAACCATTTGGTAATTCTGTAGGGACAGACGACTCATTAACATCTGCGGGAGACAATATTCGTAGAACTTATTTAGGTATTTCAGATACATTAGGGATTGACTTTAGTTTGTATGAATACAAAGGAAAACAACTACCATTAGGTGCTTGTGATACTTCAGGTAGTGATTGGGCTTATAGAAGTAGAGGTTTCCATATGGATGTTAACGCTAGTGGTATTACAATTCCTAGTACATTTACTACAAGTGGTACACCAGCATTCTATACAGGTATTTCTCCGTTCATAACAGACCCTGACAGTGAAACTAACCAATACTACAGAACATTTGCACGTAAATTTACGTTGTTAGTTCAAGGTGGTTTTGATGGTTGGGATATCTACAGAGAAAGTCGTACAAACACCGATAGATTTAAGTTAGGTAGAAATGGTTATTTACAAGGAGCAAGTCCTGATTGTAACCCAAGATATAGTAACGCATCCGGATGGGGAGCGTTCGGTCAAATCTCGGTTGGTGATAATACTCAAGATTGGGCAAACACTGACTATTACGCATACTTATTAGGTCAAAGAACATTTGCTAACCCTGAGGCGGTAAACATTAACGTATTTGTTACACCGGGTATCTCAATCCAAGTTTCAGGTGATTTAGTTGAATCAGCAATTGAAATGATTGAATACAGTAGAGCAGACTCATTATATGTTTGTACTTTAGATGATTACAATATGTTCGTACCTTCAACAGGTGACCCTTCAGATTTATATTACCCACAAGATGCGGTTGATTACTTAGAAAATACAGGTATTGACTCTAACTATACAGCTACTTATTACCCTTGGGTATTAACTAGAGATAGTGTTAATAACACTCAAATCTATTTACCACCAACTGCTGAGGTTACAAGAAACTTGGCGTTAACAGATAACATCGCTTTCCCTTGGTTTGCGGCAGCAGGTTACACAAGAGGTATTGTAAACGCTATTAAAGCGAGAAAGAAACTTACTCAAGAAGATAGAGATACACTATACCAAGGACGTATTAATCCAATTGCAACTTTCTCTGATGTTGGTACAGTAATTTGGGGTAACAAAACTCTTCAAATTAGACAATCAGCACTTGATAGAATCAACGTAAGAAGATTATTACTTCAAGCTCGTAAATTGATTTCAGCAGTATCTGTAAGATTATTGTTTGAACAAAACGACCAAAAAGTAAGACAAGACTTCTTAGATGCGGTTAATCCTATCTTAGATGCTATCAGAAGAGATAGAGGTTTATATGACTTCCGTGTAACAGTTTCGTCAGACGCAGCTGATTTAGACAGAAATCAGATGACAGGTAAGATTTATATCAAACCAACCAAATCGTTAGAATTTATAGACATTACATTCTATATTACTCCAACAGGAGCTTCTTTCGAGAATATATAATAAAAAAATTATGACTCATCTTAGGGTGGGTCATAATTAAGCCTTATAACAAGAATATGTTAAAAAATAAAATAATTGAGGGTATTGATGATGAAGGTGCTCCGGATGAAAAATATTACGCATTTGATTGGGATGATAATATTGTAACAATGCCAACAAAAATCTTGGTTAAAGATGAAGATGATGATGTTGTTGGGATGTCGACTGAAGATTTTGCAAAATACCGTGAAATTATAGGTAAAGAACCTTTTGAATTTGATGGACATACTATTGTAGGTTATTCTAGTGACCCTTATAAATATTTTGGGGTTAATGGTGACAAACAATTTATAATTGATGCTATGGGAGCTAAACCGGCTGCGGCTTGGCCTGACTTCGTAGAGGCAATTAATAACGGGTCAATTTTTTCTATTGTAACGGCAAGAGGACATACACCATCAGTATTAAAAGAAGGTGTTTATAATTATATTGTATCAAACACTAATGGAATTGATTCTAACGAATTAGTTAAGAATTTAGAAAAATACAGAGACTTAAATGACCAAGGTATTACATCTAAAAGAGAAATGATTCGTGAGTATTTAGATATGTGTAAGTTTTACCCGGTAACACACGGAAAA